ATGATGTACAACTTCTTTAGCAACTTACTCAAGGAGGTAGAAAATGAGTAAACTACGCACACTAACTGAGGACTGGGGGTACGAAAGTACCCTCGACCTCATGACAGATTACATGCACGAGGGCTTGATGCCAGCAATATGTATGAACAAAGGTTGTGACTACTCAACCGAAATGGAGCCGGATCAAGATGAAGGCTGGTGTGAAAACTGTAGCACCAACTCGTTATCTTCAGCAGCAATACTGATGGGGATAATATGAAGACAGCAATAGTGTATGACGAATGTGGTAGCGACTGGGCAATCGAATGCTCAGACGACACCACTGTCGAAGAACTCAAGGCTAGATACCCTGAGATTCAGTTCAGGTACTGGGAACAATACAGTGCCAGAGAGATGGCGGAGTGGCGACTAAGAAATTGGGAAGAGTCACACGACGATTGGTATGAAGGCGCATACTAATACCTCCTGCCCGTTCCCCCTCGGGGGGGCGGGTGTTAAACGCTACGTCGACTGTAAAATAGAATCCTTCGGATACTCTATGTGACCCACGACACAAGGTCTTGGGTCCTATTATTTTGAATGGAGTGCTTCGCACACATGGTTTGTTTGCCACGGACCTTCGGTCCGTGGCGCGACGGCGCGCCGTCGGGCCGCAAGGCCGCAAAGTCGCAAGATCGAATAACTATTACTTGTGTTAAACTTGTGCAAATGGTACAAGTAAACATTAACAGAAAAGGGAAAAAACAAAATGGACAAAGGTATCATTTACAAGGGGCCTAGCCTATTGGATGGAAAGCCAATTGTTGCAATTGCAACCTATAGCAGCCGCAACACCAAGACGGGCAAGGTCTTACAAACTTATATTATTAGGTCGGATATATCCCCGCTAGAGGCTTCAAAAACTGGCGAGGATTTTTCTATTTGTGGCGATTGCAAACTTAGAGGGACACCCACAACGGACAGCGACCGCAAACAAGCCAAGAAAAGAGACTGTTACGTAAACTTAGGGCAAGGCCCAACAATCGTTTATAAATCTTTTATCAATGGCGTTTATCCAAAAGCAGATTTTCAATGGTCGAGAATTTTACTCGGCCTTGATCGTTTTGTAAGAATTGGAACTTATGGCGACCCCGCCGCCGTTCCTAATCACGTTTGGGAACAGCTATTGAGCAACGCCGATACTTGGACCGCTTACACTCATCAATCAAATTGGCGTCCAGATATAGCAATGCAAAGTGTCGACAATTACGAACAAGCCATTGCACAATGGAAACAAGGCAACCGAACTTTTCGAGTGATCGCGGACCTTGGCGACATCGACAAACAAAAAGAGGCACTTTGCCCAGCGTCCAAAGAAGCGGGGCGACGTGTTCAATGCACCGCTTGCAAACTTTGCAAAGGATCGAGTAAAGCAAAATCAATAGCGATAGTGAAACATTAAAAGAGATTCCAGGCGGGATAGCCTCCCCCGCCTGGTCAGCAGCCGCTCGAGCACTCAAACTCGAGCGGTTTTTATTAAGCCAGTTGAGCCGCAAGATATAAAAGCCGCACCTCGAGCCGCAAGTCGAGCCGCAAGAAAATCCCATAGAGCCGCAAGATCCGCAAATTCATGGCCCTCGGTCCCCGATATGCCGTTCTGGCTCAGAGATGGCCCCTGATCACCCTCAAATAAAAATAGATGGTTGTCCACGGCCCTCTTTACTAAGTAAAAATTTGAGCCTCCTCGAGCGTAATAGGCCATATTCCAAGCAACTTGGTGAGGGCTTATGTTAACTGCGTTACTTTTGGATACTTTCAACTCAAACCAAAAAGCTTTTCCATCCCAGACCATGTGAACATCAGGAACACCGCCCCCATGTTTGTTCTCAATCCGTGTGGCAAAGCATTTTTCTGGTAGATTACTGCGTATCTGCTTCCAGAAGTTCGACTCTGGTCCCTTGCTCATCTGTTACATCCTCCGCTGTTCCATCGATTACAAATGCTTGAGGATATTGTTTCTGCAAAATAGCCAGTCTAGCAGTAATTTCATCTCGAGATAGTTGATCGATGGTGTTGATTGTTTCTCTTCGATCAATAGTTAAACCACCCAGAGCCGATCTAATTTTCTCAGCGTTGATGGCTGCTGAAAACTGACCTGCTTCTTCGGCCCCCAGTGACAGTTTATGCAGTCGTTCAAGCTGACCAATAGTAGACACACCGTATCTGCGTTCACGCTCTTCCCTGATCTCTTGGATATACTCCAAAACATGGGGGTAGTCTCGACCGTTCAGCAATACCGATGCCTGTTTCTTTGCCAACTCGGGTGCATACCCTGCCTTCCTTGCACATTCGGCATTCGAATAGATGCCTTCCACAATGTGTCTAGCAAAGGTCATCTGGCGGTTGGTTAGTTGGCGTCCGTGTTCTTCTTCAACTTTCTTTTTTATGCTCGACATACGATCCTCGTTTGTATGTTTTAAACAAACTAATCCAAGAAATATTTTTAATCAATCCAGTTCTATATAGGGGTTTTCTCTACAAAAGTGTCCCAACTGTCCTACAAGTGTCCCAGATACAGGGCAGTTTTTTTCAAGTATACTTTGGTTTAGGACACTTAGGACACTTAGGACAGTAAATTTGAATGCAAAAAAAAAAAAAATAAAAAATCTCTGGCTGTGTGTCCTATATGTATTTTCTGTCCTAAATCAAAAAAAGTATTGTGTTGTGTGTGAAACACAAGTAAAGTGTTTGTAGAAAACAAATCAAAGGGAAAAACAAATGTCATACAACGGATGGACAAACAAAGAAACGTGGCTCGTGGGCGTGTGGTTAGGAGATCAGATGCACATGGACCAAGAAGAGGGGATCGAGATCTCTGAAGACTACATCAAAGACTTAGTGATTTCGCATCTACCAAACACCCAAGAATTTTTTGGTAAGCACATGGACTTAGGGTTTTTCAACGACCTGTTAAACTGTTCTTTGGGTGAGATTAATTATCTTGAGATAGCTAAACACTATAAGGAGGAGATGTAATGAAAACAGAAGAAGATTACATGGACTTGTGTAACGAGATCCAAACAGCCGCTGACAAAGCAGGTTTGGAATATATGGTTGATCATGCAATTCACGCAGAAGATGCGAAACCTGCTTATGGTCAAGATAATTATTACGATCTCATGTACGATTGCGCGATCAACTTTGCGGTAACTCGACTAGAGGAAGTATTTGAATGTGAGGGACAGTACAATATTAGTTTAAACGATTTATTAGGGAGGACAGTTTACTGATGTTACATATTGATTGCATGGAAGAGGGGACCATGGTCCTAGATTGGAACCCCCAGAGGTACAAGACCAAGGCAGGTGCTGCCAAAGGTTTGTACAAGGCACTGCGTAAGTGGTGCGAGGATGTTGGGTATGATCCTGACATTGAGTTAGGCCTGCACACCCCTGACCAGACTGAGGCTCGAGGTTACGGTAGGTTTTGGAACGTAAGTTTTGAGGCAGGGCCGTTCGAATGGGCGATCCACGCATCGTTGCAGATGCCTCATTGTAAGTGGGGCTACTGTGAGCCGTACTACAGTTTTGATTTACACTTTGTAGAATAGGGGGGAGTAATGGTTAAAGTTTATTTTGATTACGGTTCAGCGACAGATTTAGTTGCTACATTTGCAGATGAAAAAACCTACATGCTTTGTTTGCCTCATTTAGAGGTGTACGCAAAACAGATTGGTGCTGAAGTAGTGGAGAGTATGGGATGAGATTATACTACGATCAAAAAGGTAATTGGGCAGGGACCCAAGCTGATGCGAAGAAAGCTTTTGGCAAGGACTGGTGGGAAATCGATGTTCCCACCTCGAAGGCCGAGCTTCTTGAGTTCTTGAATTTACACAATTGTTTGACGGACCTGAACACTGTTCAGTTTCCACCAGATGACCCAGTGACGGAGGACAAGTCTCACCCTCAGTCATGCAGTGCCAACCATGAGTATCGAGAACCTAACAGGTACGATGTTAATGATGTTGTGTTGAACTGTGACCGCAAGCATTTGGGCATGGCACTGGGTGCGATTATCAGTCGGTTACATGATGAACTGGAGGAAGTGTAATGCACGAGTATCATTTTCAATTAGAGAGCGACTACGGAGTTACCTTTGGCATGATCGAGGCCAAAGATGAAAGAGAGTTCTACAGAATTCTCAAGGAAGATTACAAGCAAGACATTGGGGCGGACGGTGCGTTTGACTGTCCGATCACTGGCGATGAGAAATTTTTAGATTGGTAGAAGGGAGAAACATTATGCCAAATCATTGTTATCAACAGGTCCACATCGAAGGACCATATCAATTAGTAAAGACGTTGTACCATGGATTAACCGAGAACGGTTTTGATCATGACAACTTACCTCGGATCAAGAACCCACAGTTCTGTCAGTTGGTTGTGCCAATGCCGTTCGAGCAGTGGCTTGCACCAAAGACCAAGTGGGGAGACTACGAGGTCGAGGGTTGGTACGACTGGAGATGCGAAAACTGGGGGACCAAGTGGGAAGTTTGCGATGTCGAGATCGACGAGGAGGTAACTCTTCACGACGATGAACGACCTGACGGAGAGCCGTACAGTAGGGAAGCATCATTCGCGTTCCGTTGTTGGACGGCATGGGGTCCACCTACCCCAGTGTGGGACAAGCTGCACCGTATGGGCATCAGTGTTCACGCCACTTATCAGGACGAGGGTGGCATGTTCGAGGGCGAGTACATCGATGGCAAAGACAACACTTGGGAACCAGAGTTCGAGGAAGAGGAGGAAGCTCATGTGGTATGAAGTTAGAGTAGAGATATCTGAGACTGTCGAAGCCGACAGTCCGAAGGAGGCACAGCAAAAGTTCATGGAGAACTTTGAGTATGCTGATGTTAAGTATGGAACGTGGCACGTTGAGCCTGAAGAAAGTTGGTATCACTTAGTCGATGACGTTGAACCAATGGAGGGACCAGATGCCTAGAAGAGTTAGATCGAGAGCGGACATGATTACGTTTCTGGAATGGGAGGGTGAAGTACCTGACGACATTCCAGAGGATGAGATCTGGTATTGGATCAAGAACAACATCGATGGTGACGAGTTCTATGAACCAAACGAATTAGATGGCGATTGGGTCTGGGGTACAGACGTAGAGATATTGGAGGATAAAGATGAGTAACAGAAAAATTTTAACCAGTAAAAAAGCCATAAAGTTTGAATTGCAGTTGGCGGAGGTTGGTTGCATTGCACACTTTCTTGGAGACCAAAGTCGCAATGTAGAAATATGGGGCAACACAATAATTGGAATGGAGGACTGGCAAGCGGAGATCCTCCATCGATTAGCCAAAGAGTTCAAGGAAGCGGAACATGAGTTGCACCAGTTTAGTTTAGAAGGAGAGGTGGCATGACTGACCGTGAAATGGAAGACATGTTGGATGAGATATTCCGAAAAGTATTTAAGGAGGATTGGTGATGGGTAAAGTAAAATCATGGGCCATGGACCGAGAAGAGAGGGCCGCAGCTCGTGGGGCAGCAGACAAATATTATGGAAG